TTCATTAAGGTATTATGGCGGCCGCAAAACGAGCTGGAAGCGTGGCCGAGTGGTTTAAGGCAACGGTCTTGAAAACCGTCGATGGGCAACTATCCTAGAGTTCGAATCTCTACGCTTCCGCCACATTCAAAGCCCTGATTATTCAGGGCTTTTTTCGTTTCTGGGGCATAGAAAAACTACCCATGGGAACACCCTTGGGAATGGTTTATATCGGAAGCGCTTCCGATACTTTCCTACTTGGTGGGTTTCGCCAAGGCTCCAACTCGGCGATAAACCCGCTCGGTAATGTCGCCCTTGGTGTGGCCCAGCAGCAGGCTGGCGTGGTCGACATCGACGATTTCGGACGCTGCTTTGGGGCGGATGTCTCGGAATTGGAACTGGCTGATACGGCCAGCCAGAACCTGGTCGCCAGCGGCTACTGCTTCCTTCACTGCTTCCTCCCGGGCATCGTCCCAGCGATGTCGGAGCATGGCGGCGGTTACGCGTTTTCCTGACTCGGTCAGAAGCAGGTATGGCGATCCGTGCGGCGCGTTCCGCGCCAACATTTTCCTGATCAACGCACCCAGGCCGCTTTCAACCCCGTCCACCTCAAGCATGATCCTCAGCTTCTTGTGGGTCTTCTTCTGTTTTACGCCGAGGGCTTTATCCTCGATGTCATCCCTCCTCATCACCAGCACGTCCGCCGGACGCTGGCCCGTCAAATACGCCAGGTCCATGGCATCCTTCAGCTCACCCACTGCTTTCGCGTAAACCGCGCTCCAGATCGCATCGTTCGCATAGAAGTCCCGTGGAACCTCTTTGTTCTTGCGTACACCCTGACAGGGGTTCTCTTTCGTGGTCAGGCCCCATTCCCGCGCCATGTTGTAAACGTGGGAGAGCAGGGCGATTTCCCTGTTTGCGCGTACCGGCGCCGACCGGGCGTCTCGATACTGAGCTACAAGCGCCGGCGAAATTGCTTCAATCGGGGCCTTCTCAAAGAAGGGCCGCAACTGGCGGAGCTCCGCCAGGTTGTCTTTCTGCGTGCGCTCGCCCTTCTTGGGGATGATGTCTCGCTCATAGCGATCAAAGATCGCCCCCATCAGAAGCAAGTCACGCGGTTTTTCACGGGCTTCCAGCTCTGCCCATTTCATTCTGGCCAGGCTCAGGTCTGTGCCCAGGGGGATTTCCTTTCCGTCCTTGTCGCGGTAGTAGTAGCTGATCCACGCCTTGTCGGGGTTCTTCTTGCTTTTACTGGTGCGCTTGCGCCGGTACACGCCCGGCGGCAAATCCCTGTTCTCTGTGCTCCGGGGGCGCATATCACCTCACCTTCGAAAAATCTGGCGTCCACGCTGGTACGGGCGGCGGGGGTGGCGGTGCGAGTGGCACCACCTCAAGGGTTACGCCTAGCTTCATGCGGGCGTATTGGCGGCCTACCAGGGGTCGGCCGCCGCGGCTCTCGACAAAGTGCCAGCCGCGTTCGTTGAGCCAGCGGCGCTGCCAGCCCCTGGCTTTGTAGCCGGTCAAGTCGGCCAGCTCTTCGTCCGAAAGGATCTCGGTTTCCATGGGATGGGCTCCACGCCGCCGGTGGCGGCTGGTTGGTGGTCAGGCGGGAATCTTGTCGAGTACCGCGTCGGCTGCCTTGAGCGCAGCCTGGGCATCGTTGACGTAGGCTGGATCGAAGCCGCCGGCGTAGTGGATAACGCGCTGGCAGGCATCCAGTTCTTTGCGGGCCAGGCGCAGGGCATGGACCAGTTCTTCCTGCAGCGCGCCTTCCGCCCGACCAATTTCCCAGAACTCCTTGCCCCAATGGTCTTCCGGCGGTGGGTTGCTGTTTCGCTTGCCAAAGCCCAAGGCGCCGACGACCAGATCGCACACCGCGCGCTTGTAGATGTTGTCGCCGTCGAGACTCAGGCCACCGCGCCGGCGCAGGGTGCTAACCACCTCGTCAACGTTCAGCCCGCTGTCCTTCAGCACGATGTCGAGATCTGGCTTTTCCGGGGTGTAGATGACCAGGGCGAGCTTGGCCTGGGGCCAGAGGTCGGCCGCCAGGCGCTCCAGGCAGTCGTTCGCGGTGTGGTGGAATCGTTCTGTTGCGGACATAGTTCATCCTCGCCCGCGCATGTCGGCGGGCTTGAGTTGTAGGAGGAGGGGTTAGGCTTTGTACTGCTGGCGGATGCGGCGGGCGATGTCGCGGAGCTGGAAGTCCATCTCGAACATCTGGTTGTTGTCCCGGCGCGAAACGACCGGGGACCTGGTGACGTTGCGCCCACCAAGGATCCAGGCGGCCAGCAAAATCAGGCCGGATTCGAGCTGGCGCCGGAGCCAGCCTTTGCGCGGGATCATCGCGGCCCCCTGTAGATCAGGTAGGCCATGTACATCAGGGGCAGGATCATTGGCATAGCTCCTTCGGCACCTGGACGGTATCGCCGAGCCTGGCGGCGACGATGGCGCGACAGGCGGCGATAAGGTGTGTTGAACCGTCCGCGTCGCCCGAGAGGTCATTCAGGCCGGTGACGGCAAAGAATGAGTCCGAGTAAAGGCCGAAGCCTACTCGGTACTTCTCGATCAGATCCCCGCCCGACGCCCAGTCTTCCCACGGGTTGTAGCGCTCGGTACGCTCGGTCACCGTTGCACGGTACCGGGTGAACACGCGCCAGGGGTTTCCGTACTCCGGCGGCGCCAGAAACACGTCCAGTCCTTCTGCCTTGCCGATCGCCCACCCCAGCGCCTCGCCGGCCAGGTCGGCCGTCTTCACTTCGATCAGGTCGGTCATGAGTGCACCTGCTTGGGGTAGGGTGGCTGGGTGGAAATGGAGAACGAACCGAGCAGCGGAAGCCGAGCCCAGGCGCCGAAGTGACCATGGCCGATGTAGTACCTAGTGCCGGCCGCCAGGGATGGCCCGAAGGCCGGTAGGCAAAGCGCTTTCTTTGGCTTGCGCCACCAGACAGCCCAGCGCCAGTACCCGCACTTCAGCGCCCAGCTGGCGACTACCGCCTCATCCTTGCCGCCGTAGCACCAGTTCAGGCCGAGAAAAAGCTTTCCGATCTTCACAGCTCATACCTCTCATCAATCCAGCGCCCAGGCGCCAGTGTGGGTGTAGGTGCGTTGTCCTGCTGTTCGTGCGGGGAGAGCTGGCGCAGGTTGCCAGCCTGCAGCTGGCTGTCGGGGATGCAGCTGATGCCCGAGCCACTCCCGGCTTGATAGATCCAGCAGGTGACGCAGTGCTCATCGTCATGGAAGACGCGAACCCCATACGGCAAGGGTGCTGCGCTGGCGCGGGTGGCCAGCAGCAGGAGGCAGAGAGCGAGGCGGGTCATGGCGTCACCACACGACGACCCCACCAGCAAACCGGGCCGTCGTCGGTGTCATGGATGGCCAGGCAGAACCAGCCATCACCTTCAGGCTTACCAGGTTCCCAGTAGCCGCAGTGCGGTTCATCGGACTGGAAGTAGCGATCTGCGATCTCTTCCGGCGCGTCTGTTTCCAAGTGGACCATGACGAGCTGCAGGCCCTGCTGCGCGATCCAGGCCTTGCACTTCTCGCCGTCGCCCTCGTCGAAGTCGGGCAGCTCCGGGTGTTCGTACATTCCGTATTCGTCGCGCACGACCGGCGCCGGCTGGATCAGCTTGATTTCTTCAGGCATGACGATTCCTTGGCCGCCATATCGCGGCAGTGAATAGAGGGGAGAGGGGTTAGTAAAAACGGTGATGGCCAATAGTCTGATTCGAATTACAAATCAGGCAGGTGTGGTTGCGAACCGCTTCGGTTTGGCTATGGTGGCTTAATGCATACAGCTGAAGTCGTAGGAGGACCACATGCGAATTCGCGGAGACGTTTATTGGCAGTGGGCGGATCCCACACTCCACAGCCGGGAGCACGACGAAACTCTCGATGACGGCACGTTTATCGATGTTCAGGTGAGACTTTCACGGACGGGGAACACGGAGATGTTCATCGGCATCTATGCGCCCGCTGGCGCTGCCCTTCACGAAGAAGCTTTCGACTCCCGCCCAGGCGAGTCGATGACCAGAGCGCTGGCCTGGGGCGTGGGGCGCGCTCGCCGCATCGCTACCGAGGGCCTGGCTGCAACGGACAAGCACGCGGCCTGCTCGAAATAGAGGGGCGAGGGGTTACAGCTGGGTCGAGTACAAATGTGCTCTACGTGCAGGGCCGGCTCTTGAATGCCAGGTAGATGTAGTGGCGACCCTTGGCGGTGACTTTGATTTTGTCGGCCTGGCGGTTCCAGCTGATCAGCCGGAGCGCCTCTAGAATGCAGGTGATGGTGTGGCCCTGGTGCCAGCCGGCCAGAGCCTTGATGCAGCCCTGAGCCAACAAACCCCGAAAGTCGGTATGGCCGAAGTTTGTGCCGTTGAAGCAGGCCTGCATCTGCTCATCGGTCACCAGGTCGGTGACCGCGTTGATATTCGGGTCGCGACGGTAGCAGGTGTGCGTCATGGTTGGACCTCCAAGGCTGATAGGGCCCGATCATCTACGTACAATCGGCGCCCCTTGGAAACACGAAGGGCCTTCCACTCAGTCTCGGCGTTGAGCTCGCCGACCTCTATGCAATCCCTGAGCACTTCTTGCGCTTCGGCCAGCTGAGCGCGGAGCTCGGCGATCTGGTTATTGCGGCCTGCGCACAGGCGCGCCCACTTTCCTTCCCGCCGGTCTGCTCTGCGAAGCATCTCGCGGGCCAGCTCTATGTCGCCGATGGGTCCCACGGAAATCACCGGCAGCCCCATGGCCTCCGCATCCCGCTCTGCCTCTTCTTTGGTCCACCAGATGGCAGTACCAACCATCCAGGCTATCGGCTCGGGGTGGGGCTGCGGGGCTGGCTGCGGTGCATTCTTCAGCAGTGCACTCCAAAGAGACCTTGCGAGGTCCGGGTGCATGCACACGCCATTGAGCATTTCACGGGTTAGCACGCGCGGCACGCTGACCATATCGATGATCCCCTCGATATGGTCATTCTGCTCGATGGTGCTGGATCGGTTTTCTGTGGGCATGGGGATACACCTGATAGTGGCAAGTTGGTAGCATTGGCGTCGCTGATGGCGCTGTGTACGCACGGCTAATGGTGAAATGCACACTGCACTAAGGAGGGGGCATGGGTTTGCTGTTTATTGTCGCGGTTCTTCTGGCGTGGCCGACATACGGCCTCTCAATTCTTTTATGGTTTGTCCTCGTAGTTGCCCGAGGGGTTTTCAAAGGATTTTCTATTAAACGTAGGGAGCAGGCTAGAAATGTGCTGATGCCTCTATTTCCTGAGGACCTAGGTTTTTTCTTTAGCGCTCTTGATGTCCCGCTTGTTAGTGGCTATCACCTTACAGAAGAAGAGTCACGCCAGTGTGGTAGTCATTTTGTTAATTATCTGTCACATAATCCCAGCGAGGCCGCGCTCTTCATTAGAGGTCTAGAGCGTTGGCGAACAAAGGGAGAAGAAAGCCTCTGCAACCCTGTCAATGCTGCTCTTGATGAGAATCATCTAGAATGTAAGCGCGAAATTCATCTCACCGCGTATCGCGCGATTGAAGCTCTCATGACCAACAATAAAAATTTGAAGTGCTTCCATAAAATTGATTATGGTCGTGTATTGGAATACAGGCAGCGCATTGAAATTGAGGGCTTGCTTGGCGCCAACTTACAGGCAGGGTGACGGATGTCATAAAAGTCATGTTTGGTCCTTGGGTGCAGGCGCCGCCCTCGCCGGGGAGGCGTTATCGTTGAATAGGGGAAGGCGCCGCGTGGCGCTCGTGTTTCAGGTGAGCTATCACTTCATGGCCGACTCGACTTGGTGGAGCTCGCCATGACACTGAAAAGCGATACCGAGGCCCTTGCCTCGATCGAGGAAGAAGCGCGGGCAATGCTGAGAAAGATCGGACTGCCAGACGACCACCTGAAGAAGGAAATGGTCATCTGCCTGCGCCAGATCATTGCCATTGCGCGCTACCGAAAAGGCCTGGGCGCCGACCCTGTCGTTGAGTAGGGGAAGGTGCTGGTAGCGCAGCGCCGGAGGGTTAGGCGGCTGCGGTGTCGTCAGATGCCGGCTTTGGCTGGTAGATCAGCGTGCCGTCGAGGATGGCGGCCTTGATCGCTTCGAACTCCCAGGCGTAGTATTGCGACTCGACGTAAACCCGCAGCTCGGGGTAGTCGTGCTGCTTGCGACGAATGAACGCTTCGGCCGCTTCTTTGGTGAAGTGGCTATTCACGATTTCCCAGCGCTTGTTCCACCCGGTGACGGTGTGGTCGTCGAGTTCGGCCAGGAACTCCCACTGATCATCCGTATCGAGTTCAAGGAAGTCACATTCGTGGCCAGCCTGAACGGCCTGGTTGATCTCCTGCTGTTCTTCCTCGTCGAGGTCATTCCAGTAATCCACTGGACTGAACCACCTGCTGTCGTCCAGGCAGACCACCAAGCCCTCGGCGTAGTCAGGCTCATAGCCGTAGTCGATTCGCTTTTGCTGCACGGTGAACAGTGCGCACGAAGTGTGGTGCCACTTCACGCCCTGACCATTGCAGTGGTGGCGAAGGCGAGCAACGAAGTCCTGCCAGGTGTCGGCAGTCATCGGGTGGCCGGTTGCCAGGCTCGGGCTGGCTTCTGTATCGCTCATGGCTTTCTCCATGCATGCGCCGCCCTCCGTGGCCGGATGCGGCATGGTGGCAATTTGGTGAGTTATGAGTTAGATAAGGCTCGAGCAATCCGCTCAATGAGGAGGGACCCGCGGGTGAAAAAAAACGAATTGGACTACGACATCAATGACTTTCAGACCCTGGTGTCGCGAACTTCTAATGCTTACAAGCGCGCTACGTCGCAATACGTTGACTTGATCAATTTCTGGAATGACTTGGGTGAGCGGCATTTCTCAGGCCAGATTTCTTTCGAGATCGACGAACAGAACGCTTTGGTGTCAGGGAATGCTTCGGGAAAGAGATTTTCCATTTACTCGTCGATGCATTATCGGGGCAACGAAGCACTGCTCGAAGCAAGGGTGGCGGTCAACGATCCGGTTGCGAACAGTGAAAAGATAGTCGGACGGTTCCTGGTATCCCAAACCGGGTCGATCCACGCCTCTGATGGCGAATTGGTGCTGCACGTGGACGATGATCTACGTCAATATAAAACGCTGGCAGCGGTTGTGCGCCGGGTGTTCGGAATCACCCATCAGGGCGAATAACCTCGCACCCTAGATCTCGCTTCAATTCAGCCATGCTTGCCGATTCGAACTGTCGCGCTAGTTTTGGCGAGATGTAAAAAGCTGGCGCGTCAGGTCGTTCAAGCCGGCGCGCACGCTCTTCTGGCTCCTGGGCAATCCACGACAGGGCAATGTCCTGCCAAAGCTCCTGCACCTGGTCGTAGCCGTGGCGCTCGATCTCGGCAGCCATGGCCGACTTGATCCCGGCTGGCATGTTGAAGAACACCTTCTCGATACCCAGCTTCTCGGCCTTCTTCTTCTCGCGGTCGCGATAGTCCGCCGAGTGCTTCGCGGCTCCGGTCTTCTCCTCGGCCATGGCCGATACCTCCCAAGCCGCTGGGCGGCAGATTGATGTGCTGCTGGCGCCGGCCGTGCCGGGCGCGTGCGGTGATGCGTTTCATGCTTTTCTCGATGCTCGCTTCTCGGCGATGGTTGGGAAGTCGATTTCGAACTCCCGGAGTAGCCGGCCAAGCTGTTTGAAGGAAATCTTCAGCTCGCGAACAACATCGGCTCTGGACATCCCGACGTTGCGGTAGGCGATGATCTTTTCGGCTTTCGACCTGTCTTCCACGGGGTCGCTGAGCTTCTTGCCCAGGTTGGTCATGCCGTAGTTCGGGTCGCGCTGAAACTTGAAGTTGCCTTGTGCGGCGGCACGAACGAGAGTCGACTGGGCGTGGCCGGTGTGAGCCATGGCCTCTTTGTAGGTCATGGTCTTTGCCAGCTCGCGAATTTCTGCAATGCGTTTCTGGCGCGTGGCCTCTCGCTTGTTGATCCGCTCAGCAACGGGGCTTGGGCCCCGTTCCGGCTCACGACGCGACCGGCGCGGTACGTACCCAGCAGCTGGCAACGTCTGAGCCGATCCTCCGTTGCCAAAGAAGCTGTCGATGCTGGCATTGAGCTGGGCCAGTATTCCGGCTCGGTTGCCTGGAGTTGGATGACCGATCATTGCAGGCCGCCTTGCTTGCTCGCTGCGCCTGCTTCCATCGCATCCATGAACTTCATTGCTGCCTGATGGCTGAAGCAGAACCCTTTGGTCTTGCCGGTGGCGATTTCAATGATGTGCCACGCCTTGCCCTTGGCGATCGCCTGGAAGCGGGGGCCGGGCGGGGGCGCTGGTCGCCCGATCATTTCGTAGAACTCGGCAGTTGCCATTACAGAGCGAGCGCGCATGTCGGCCAGGCCGAGCACACGCTGTTGCATGGATGGATGCATGTGAAGGTCCTCAGTGGGTCAGGCGTGGAGCTCGAAGGCCTCGGCCTTGCGAACGATTCGAACTTGGGCGGTGCGGCGCTCAGGGGCGCGGCGGTCGCGGCGCATCGGGTCGCTGTCGTCGATCACCGCATGCATGGCGATGAGGCTGGCGAGCATGATGCAGAGCGGGCTGATGATCTGTTGGCGCATGGCCTTGGTGACCGCCTCGATGCGTCGGCCGGCTTCCAACTTGAAGAGCGCGGCTTCGATGCGGTTGGCCACGGTGCCGGGGCTGACCGCCATCTGGCGGGCTATTTCTTTGGTGGTGAGGCCTTGAGCCACCCACAGCAGTGCTTCGAGCTCACGGGGAGCCAGGGCCTTGCCGAGCTGGCCAATCCATGAGCCGCAAGTGATCGTTTCCATGAAGTGTCCTCGGTGGGCTGCATTGGGGCGTGATCTGCGGGCTTGCTCAAGGCCCTGGATTTTTCTGCGCTTGCCGTTTCAGGGTTGCGCCCTTACTTCCGTCACTGGGCGGCCCGCATCGCGTCTTACCGCGGCAGAGAGAGCCAGATCACGCTCCGATGCAGCCTGGTGATGGGGAACCAGGTAGATCGGGCAGTTAACGTCAGGCTGACGCGGTGCTACTGCTGGGTGCGCAGTTCGTTGCGGGGCACCCATCCGCTGCTGGTCTTCACCATGCAGCCGACGAATGCGGCGTAGCGGGTGTCGCGCTCGGTCTGGTGGCCGTACCAGGCACAGTTCCCGTAGTCGATGCCACGCCCAACCAGCCACGCGACGGCGATGATCATGATCGCGAACGATCCGATTCGGATCACAGGTAGTCCTTCAAGCTGAGACCCATCAGCTTCGCCGACTTCTCAAGCACGGCCATTTCCTTGTCGTCAATGTCGCCCGAGGCTTCGGCGATAGTCAGCATGACGTTGATGACGATGGCCGCTTCATCAGGCGAGTGGGCCAGGTCCTTCAATTCCTTCTCGGCGTTCATGCGCAGGATGCGATGGCCGCCGTCGTGAAAATCCTTCTCGGCGCGGTCCATGGTGTTGGACAGCTCCGGGCCGAAACCTTTGAGCTGAGGCGTGTTGGCGATCAGCTTCTCGGTCTTCTTGATCTCATCCTCGCCGATCTCGCCGTCGGCAGCAGCGACGTAGAAGGCGCCGTAGACGATCGCCTGCATCAGGTCGCGGTTCTGAACCACCTGCATTGCAGCGCGGGCTTCACGACCTTTCTTGCCGAACAGTTTTCCAAGCATGGGGTGTTGCTCCGTGGGGTTGATTTCCCGTCTGGCCCTGTCGCCAAGGCCAGCCAGTGAAATCTGACGCCGTTCAGTCGACGCTGATATTCCCGCCACCGGGCTTCGCGATGGTCCTCAACATCTCGCGCTGCAGTTCGCCGATCGCCCAGGCTGCGGCCATCACGGCAACATCGCGGCACATCGCGCCTTTCACATCGAAACCCTCAACGCTGATGCCTTCCTTGGTGATGGTCACTCGGCCGAATTTTCTGAACTTCATCTCGTCGTCGGTCGTGTACATGCAGCCCTCCGGGCGGTTGATTTCCCGTCTGGCCCTGTCACCAAGGCCAGCCAGTGAAATCGGTTTCTCGGGGGATCTGTGATCCCGACAGCTGACCGCGAAGTAGTCCATGGCATGGCATCCCACCCGTCAGCACTCTTTGATCAAGGGCCATCTACGCTGCTGGCCACGGGGTGAGGCTCCCCTGTACCGAACTTGAGGTGTTCGGCTCGCTACCTTGCTGCTGGCCGGTGTCTATCCGGCGATGAGTAAATATTGCCGCCGGAGATTATTCAAGTCAACTCCGGCGGCAATATATTTTTGTGATGGCGTAAAAAAACCTGCTTGCGCAGGCTTTTCATTGAGCGGTTCAGAGATTGCCGTTGAAGGCCTCCGTAGCTGGTGAGCGCTACGACTCTTTGGCCTTTTTGGTGCTTGGAGGCCAATTGCCTACGGCCTCAATGGACACTCGCGGGAACGTTTTATCTTCGGGCGCATAGTGGCTACGAACGTAAGCCTCTACGATTGCTCCGCCGGAAGCGAAGCGCTTGGTGAAGCTCTTGGCCCACCTCTCGCTGAGGTATCCAATCTGATGTCGAAACGGGCCAAAGAAGAACCACCGCTTGACCTCAATGAACACGGCTATAGCGTTTGGGTCATGCTTATTGTGCGGCTCAGGAACCAAGTAGACGTCCATCCCATCCCTCACGAACCGGCGAATCAGTTCTGCTCGATCTGATCCATCCGCATTGGCGAAGCCAGTACCTTTCACGGTCAGCTGGTAAACGGACCCATACTCAACTTCATCATCCATGTTTGTGTCCATGAGCTGCCCTTCTAACACCTGCAGAGGTGCTCTCCATCATTGGTGGTTAGAGACGACCCAGGACCTTACTGGGAGCCAGAATTGTGCCGACGTAATGGATGGTGGCTACGTCGCTCCACGCAATTGTTCGGCGCTCACCATACGCAGCATTTACGGACATAAGGCTAACGCCTTCATCGCTCTCAAAGAGCAGCTCTTTGACCATGCTCTGGCCGTCAGTGGTTGTAACCATTACGTACTCGCCGGGCACTAGCCTGTGATTTGGCTCGCAGACAGCGACCCACCCGCTACGGATAGCAGGTGCCATGGAGTCACCCTTCAAGCGAAGGGCGTAGGCATCTTCATCTCTTGACCAGGTTTCGACCCACCCAGCGGAATTATCTAATCCAACCCAGTAACCGTCAGGTCCAAGCTGAGCTGTACCCACAATTGCAATCCTTCGCGTAGCTGATGTGATCGGCGGACCGTCCTCAACGTTCGGCTCGAAACGCGCTTTGGAAAGCTGAGAAATTTCCTTTGCGAGACGCAGGCTGAATGACTCCACAGGGACGGATATCAGGGAAGCGATGACGCTCGCCACCTTCACATTTAGCGCGTTATAGCCGTTCAGGTAGGCACTCACCGAGCCTTGGTTGATGCCAAGCGCGTCAGCGATTTTTCCCTGTGTAAGGCTTTCTTTCCTGGGCTTTCCTTCGTTGAAGGCATCTATCGCAGCCTTCAAGGCCAAGCACTCAGCTTTTTCCCAGTCTTCAAGCGGGCGTTTTTTCATGCGCCGATTATTCCTAGCGGCGATATTTAATCAAATCCCGCCGGGGTTGATTAAAAAATCTCCGGCGGCGATACTTCTTTGGAAATTTCAGGAGATCCGAGAATGGGTCGCAAACCTCTCAAAGAATTTGCCGCCTCACACGGGCAAACAAAAGCGGCCGAGCTTCTTGGTATGACACAGGGTTCGCTGAACAAGGCGCTCCGAGTTGGCCGGAAAATCTATGTCATCGAAAACGCTGATGGAACCTTCAGCGCCGAGGAAATTCGGCCGTTCCCTTCTCAGCGCCGCGATTGATGCAGGCGAATTATGCGTGACCTGGCCTTGCGCCAGTAGATGACTGAAACACCTGCTGATCCATCCAGTACCTGAATCGCAGGCATAAAAAAACCGGGTGGCAGCCCGGCTTCTTCAACAGCAGTTAATCGAGGTCGATTATGCACTCTGCAATGGATGCAAGCAACACCGCACCCCTGGCCGTTTCGCACCAGAAAGCCTTCCACAAATCCGCCGCACTTCATGCCGCGCGAATGATTCGCCTCCAGTACGCAGCCGCCTCGAAAGCCGCACTCCGCCGTGAGTGTGTCGAGCACCTGCGGGCATCGTTGTGCGGAGTTGGCGTATGAGCAACGTCACCACCATCCAACCGAAAAGCGGATTCACCCGAATGGACAACGACCTGTACGAGGCCCTGATCGGGGCTGAGCTGTCAGGCCGCGAGCTTCGTGTCGCCCTGGCAATCCACCGCCAAACCGCTGGCTACAACCTGGAGAGCGCCTGCATCGCTGCGTCGTACATCGCCCAGATGTCCGGCATCCGTCGCGAAGACGTGTCTCGCGCAATCTCCGAGCTGCTTCGCCAGGGTGTTATTCACCGTGAAGGCGGTAGCCGTAGCCCGATCGGTTTCGCCCCAGTCGGCGAGTGGAAGATCGACAAGAAAAACACCCATCCGAACAAGCCAAAAGAAGTGCCACAGTGTGGCGTTTCCAACACGTCCAATGTGGCGTTCCTGACACACAATAAAGAAAGAAATACAAATACTACTCCTGACGGAGTAGTCGTCGGCGCCGAGGGTCAATCCGCTCAAGCGAAACCTCGTCGCCAGAAGCCAGCTATGGAGTCATGCCCGTACCAGGCCATTGTCGACCTGTACCACCAGGCTCTCCCTGAGCTGCCAGCAGTCGCAATCCTGAACGACGCCCGCAAGCGTGCCCTGCAGGCCCGCTGGCGCGAAAGCGACGTGCACCGCGATCTGGGCTTCTGGGCTGATTACTTCTTCCAGGTGAGTATCTCCGCTTTCCTGATGGGCAAGGTCGAAGGCCGTAACGGCTCGAAGCCATTCCGCGCCACGTTCGACTGGCTGATTGCCCCGTCCAACTTCGTGAAGGTGGTGGAGGGCAATTACCATGCATGAGCCCTACAACGCTGAGGCCGAGCACGGCCTGCTTGGCGCCATGCTGCAGCGCCCGGAGCTGATCGACACTCTGTCTGATGATCTGTCGCCCGAGTCGTTCTACTTCGCCGAGAACGCCGAGGTGTTCCGGGGTATCCAGGCTCTGCGCGCTGCTGGCAAGGCCGTCGACCTGCTGACCGTCGCCGACCAGATCGGCGTGCTGCACAACGGGGAGCGCGCTCTGGGTCACTGCGCCTCCTTGGTTCACAACACCCCGAGCGTGGCCAGCGCTGGCACCTACGCCGGCATCGTTCGGGACCGAGCCATTGAGCGCGCCCTGTACGAGCTGAGCGACCGTACGCTGGAAATCGTGCAGGGCAGTGGCGACATTCAGGACAAGATCGCGGCCGTGCAGGCGGCGGCCATGGGCATCGACGCTGGCGGTGACGGCGATGAGGTCGTGAAGGCCGCAGACCTGATGGCTGACCAGCTGGAGGTATGGCAGGAGCGTCACGACCGGCTGTCACGCGGCGAGACGCTGATCGGCCTGTCGACTGGCTTGGCTGACCTGGACGAGAAGCTGGGCGGCCTGCAGCCTGAGCAGCTGATTATCGTCGCGGGTCGTCCGGCTATGGGCAAAACCACCTTGGCCATGGGCTTCGTGCTGGACGCCGTGGTGCGCCAGAAGAAGTCCGGCCTGGTCATCAGTCTGGAGATGAGCAAAGGCCAGCTGATCGACCGCGCCGTTGCCGCCGAAGGCCGGATCCCGCTCAACCTGATCAAGAACGGCTCAGCCTGTGAATCGCACGGCGCCGAGCTGTGCGCTGCAGCGGCCAAGCTGAAGCACGCCAACCTGTTCATCGCCGACCGCGCCGCCGCCACGGTCGGGCGCATCCGCTCGCTGGCTCGCCGGCACAAGATGCGGTACGGCCTGGACATCCTGATGGTCGACTACCTGCAGCTGATGGACGGCGAGGGCGGCAACCGCACTGAAGCGGTCAGCAGCATCAGCCGCGGCTGCAAGCTGCTGGCCCGCGAGCTGGGCATTCCGGTGGTGCTGCTCAGCCAGCTTTCCCGCAAATGCGAGGAGCGCCCGAACAAACGCCCGGTGAACTCCGACCTGCGCGAATCAGGGGCCATCGAGCAGGATGCCGACGTGATCCTGTTCGTGTACCGCGACGAGGTCTACCACGAGAACAGCGAGTTCAAGGGCGTAGCCGAGATCATTGTCGGCAAGGGCCGCGACATCGAAACCGGCACCGTCCGCGCAGCCTTCCTCGGCCAGTACAACCGTTTCGAAACCCTCTCGGCCAGCTGGCAGCCGCCAGTCAAGGCCCCAAGCCAATCCGAGCGGCCGTTGTCGGCCCGCTATGCTCGCAAGGAAGTCGCATGACAGTACCCGCCCTTCGCCCGTTCAAGGCCAAAGCGGCTCGCGCCAAGCCCGTCGACAGGGAAGGGCAGGAGCAGGCCGCGCTGATGAAAGAACTGCAGCTGCGCTATCCGGAGGCCTACAAGCTGATCTATCACGTGCCGAACGGTGGTCACCGGATCAAGGCCGTGGCCGCCAAGCTGAAGGGGCAGGGCGTGAAAGCCGGCGTGCCCGACCTGGTGCTGCCGATGGCGCGCGGCGGGTACTTCGGCCTGTACATCGAGTTCAAGGCCAAGCCGCCGTTCGATGCGCCGGTGTCGGCCAGCCAGGATGCCTTCCTGCAGATGCTGACCAGTCAGAACTACCTGGCCATTGTGTGCCGGGGCAACATCGACGCAATCGAGGCCATCCGCGCCTACCTGCTGCAGCCCGCCACGGTGGCCGCATGAGCGCTACCCGCGAAGTGAAGCTGAGCGAGGCCGAAGTGCGCCGACAGGCCGCCGACATGTCAGTGCGCGACCTGCGCGACCCGCGTCACCCCGGCCTGTACCTGCGCTTCTGGAGCAACCGCGAGCGTGCTACTTGGCACCTGGTGTGCGGCAAGAAGTGGGTGCCGGTCGCCCGCTGGCCAGAACTGAGCGTGGCGGCAGTGATTGCCGAGCTGCCTGCCCTGCGTCAGCGCCTGCTGCGTTCCCCGGCCACCGCGCCGGTGGTGTCGGGTATGGCCACCGTGGGGCAGCTACTGGACTGGTACGGCGATCGGATGGCGCGGGATCGCTCACTGTCGGCGAAGCGCAAGGCCGGCGCCCGCTCTGCCATCGCCCAGCACCTGAAGCCGCGCCTGGATGATCTGGCCGTGGCGGCCGTGAATGCCGATGCCCTGGACAAGCACCTCATGTGGCCATGCCAGGCCGAAGTGTCGCTGTCTTACCTGCGGCAGATGTTCGCGCTGCTGCTGACCGCCTTCCGTCAGGCGCTGCAGCTGGGCCTGATCGACCGCAACCCGATGGCCGGGATGCGCTTCAACGACTTCACCAAGGCCAAGATCCTGCCCAAGGCGGCCCGTCTGCGTGACGTGCAGCTGCCGGAGCTGATGCAGCAGCTGGCCCAGGCATTCGAGCAGGAGCCAGGCGACGCCATGCTGGCCCTGATGATGCTGGCTCACGGGACCCGGATCGGCGAGACCCGCATGGCGCGCTGGAACGAGATCTCGCTGGCCGCTGCCGAGTGGTTCATTCCCGCAGCCAACGCCAAGACCCGCACCGAGCACCGCTTGCCGCTGACCGATCAGGTGCAGGCGCTGCTGACCCGGTACCGGGCCATCCAGCAGTCCGGCGGCTATGAGGGTGTCTACCTGTTTCCGAATCGCCGTGGTCTGTGCCTGAGCGAGACGCAGGCCAGCAATGTGTTCAAGCGCCTGGGGAAGGGCGAGTGGACCAGCCACGACCTGCGCAAGGTGTCCCGCAGCACCTGGACCGACCTCGGCATCGACGGACACATCGGCGAGATGCTGCTGAACCATAAGCTGGGCAAGATCGCCAGTACCTACATCCACACCCAGGCCATGCAGCAGCGTCGCGCCGCGCTGGAGAAGTGGCATGCCTGGCTTGACCGGGTTGGCTTCGCAGGCATTCACGGCCTTACCAAGGCCTTAATTGAAATTTCGCAGAACTCGCCAGAGGCCACAGCAACCGTGGCGCCGAGCGACCTTACCGCATTTGTAATTAGCGAGGATTCGAAATGACCCAGAACCTTAAACCGGGCGACCTCGCCTTGATCACCGGAGCCTTCAGCGTCACCGAGAACATCGGTCGTTCGGTGGAGCTGGTGGAGTTCGTTCCTCCGTTCGGCTCCGTGTTCCGCCAGGACGGTTACTTCGACGCGGATGCCCCGGGCCTTTGGATCGTCACCGGCGAAGACCTGGTGCGTAACGCCGAGGGCGGCAAGGTGATCAGCAACTTGGCCGGCTGTGATCCGCAGCACCTGCGCCCACTGCGCGGCGACGAGGTACCGAAGCTTGACGCTGAGGAGATTTGTCACTTGTTCAAGGTGCCTGCATGAGGAAAAGCCACGGCCCAGCCTTCAACAAGGCCGTGATCGAGCTGGGAAAATGCTCTGTGTGCCGTGGGAGAGCGGTCACAAAGAGCATGTTCTACGAGATGCCCTGCGGCCACTGCAACGGCTCCGGCTTTGTGGCAGCTGCAACAGGCGAGGCATTGGCCCTGGCTGAACTGGTTACCCAGCTCAGCCTGGCCCTGCAGGCCGCGCACCGGCAGATCGAGCAGTTGAAGAACCCTCAGGCATCCGGGCCTGAGGCGATATATCAGGGAAGCAACCGGCGCGGCGCCGGCGGCACCAACTACACCGGGGATTGAGGGGGAAGGACATGAAAAAGCGAACCTACGTAGACAAAGCCCTTGGTGACACCGCGTACATGCTCGAGCAATGGGGCTGGTGGCGCATGGATGGCATGGGCGTGCCTCAGTATGTATGCCCGCTGTATGCGCTTATGAAGGAGCACTCTCCATCGGAAGGAGGGCTCAAGCAATACGTGATTACGGACGATCTGGCACTTGCGGTGGACGGCGCGGTAGCCAGGCTGAACAAGCGCAACCCGCAGATGGGCGGCTTCGTCTGGCTGTACTTCGGTGCTAAGTGGCCGGCGCTGCGGATCGCCCGGGAGCACAAGATGGGTGAAGCCAAGGCGCGCGAGCTGATCAACACTGGAGTGGCCTGGATCGATTGCGCCATGGAGCAACTGCGCGAGGCTGCATAAAAAGCTTTCCGCGCGGATAAACACCTGTTTTCATAGCAGCGTGTCCAGCTTGCAAGCAACGCGACACATTGAAACCCCGGCCATTGCAGCCGGGGCGTTTCGTTTCCGGGGCGTGAAAATACTTGTTGTGATCCGTACCTTAAAGGTACATAATACGACACATGGGAAGCACAAAGGGTGCAGCCCGAAGCCCGAAAGGAAGACGAATGACTGAGAAGGAAGAGCTAGAGCTTGAGAAGCTTCAAGCCGAAGTTCACAAGCTCACCGCCGAGGCCAGGAAGTTGATCGCCGAGGCTAACAAGATGAAGCGGGAGACGATGTTTTACCCGTTTGTAGCGGTAGGAGGTCTAGTCACAGTGATAGTTACCGCCGCCGCCTTCATCCAAAAGCTCTAACGTTAAGCCCCGAGAAATCGGGGCTTCCGCCCAGCGGTCTTGAGCTTTACGCCGATTCGGGCGACAGTACCGTTACAGGGTCTTGCAACAGGCGTGACCCGACATCCCAAGCGAGGAAGACCATGAGCCACGATCAAGTTATCAAGCAGATGCGGGAAACCTTGGCCCAGCTGGGCAGCGAGGTTCGCGAAGGCTCCCAGCACGAAGCGCGCAGCATATTTCTGTCGGCTGCTGCAGGCGCAGTGTTCGCACTGGCGGTGAGCTGGGTAGCGTTCAAGTTCTTTTCCTGACTGATAACTGCCCCGGTATTCGTCGGGGCTTCGGATATCCGATGAAGCGCATCAAGCATTACGACCCGCCGTCGGCAGGCGATCTTGCCCGCCTGAAAGAAGACCTCAAGTTCACCAGCCCCCAGATGGCAGACCTGGCTGGGCTCACCCAAGGCGCTCAATGGCGCAAGTACACGGGCGGCGCGGCGCCGCGCGAGCTGGGCATGCAAATGCACTTTTACATGGCGGCACTGCTGACCCTGGGTGAAGAAGAGCTTGACCGGATCGCTGACTTGATGCGATCGCACGGCGCTGACGTTGAGTTGGGGCCGCTCCCGGCAGGTCCAACCCGATAGACGACTGACTTACCTGAAACTTCCCGAAGCCCTGGCAAACGCTGGGGCTTTTTCGTTTTCGGCCCCGCCACGCCCATCGCTCCGAGCTGGGAGTGATGCTGGGGCCGAACCTATTGCACTCCCCAAAAGGGAGGAACAGAGATGCCAAACATGCCCGAGAAGGATCCTGGCCTGTGGGCCGCTTTGCTCACCTGGGTGATTGCCCACCAGCCCCAGCTTGGCGCCGCCGGCCTGTCCGTTGCGATCGCCGTCCTCCGGGTGGTGTATGGCGGCGGCACCCGACGGCAGATGTTCTTGGAGGGCGCCCTGTGCGGCCTCATCACCCTGGCCTTGGTGCCGCTGCTCGAATGGATGGGCCTGCCACAGGGCATGGCCACCTTCGCCGGCGGCATGGTTGGCTTCATGGGTGTGGAGAAGCTTCGCGGCTACTCTGACCTGTTCCTGTCTCGCAAGGCTCAGGGCTGATGAGCTGCACCGGATGCGCCGCCCGGCGCGAATGGATCAACAAATGGATGAAGGTGGCCCGTGAACGAGCAAGCAATCTCTTTACTCCAGCAGATCCTGGACCAGCAGCAGAAGCAAACCAACCTGCTCGAACAGATCGCGACCCAGAACCTGGCGCTGATCGAAGCGCTGGCTGATGGTGACGGTTCGGACCCTGATGCGCCGCCGTCGACCTATCTGGACGGCACGCCATGCCGATGAGGCCGCAGCGCCCATGCAGGGCGCAGGGATGCCGCTCACTGCACCGCAATGCCAACGGCTACTGCGATGCTCATGCCGAGCTGGCAGCAGAGCAGGGCAAGGCTTGGGCTACTCGCAAGGGCTCAGGGCGTGGTGGCAGGCCATGGCGCCGCATCCGCGAACGCATCCTCAAGCGAGACCAGTACCTCTGTCGCTGTGACGACTGCGTCCAGCTTGGTCGCATCCGCGAAGCGCATGAGGTTGACCACATCGTGGCTCTGGCTCATGGCGGCACCGACGATGACCACAACCTGCGGGCGATCAATCGCGTTTGCCACAAGGCCAAGACGCAGCGGGAGTCGAAAACGATCAAAAAATGATCGAAAACGGCGAGAATGAGACGAACTCTCGTCTATGGGGAGGGGGAGGGTCAAAAGTTCAGGCCCTTTCGCTCGGACACCGCGCCCTCAGTCGTTTTTTTACACCCGCGAAATATAAAGTTTAGTGGAGGCGCCGATGCCAGGGGTTGCCGGGCGCTCCGGCCGTCGCCCAAAACCCACGGCCCAGAAGGCGTTGGCCGGCAATCCCGGCAAGCGCAAGCTGAACAAGGACGAACCAGACTTCGCCCTCGTGACCAACGTCGACGCGCCCGAATGGCTGTGTGAACACGCCACCCGGGTATGGGAAATGCTGGTCCCGGAATTGCTCCGGGCAAAGGTTCTTGCCCTGACCGACATGCACAACGTCGAGGCGTTCTGCTCTGCCTACGGAAACTGGCGAAGGGCACAAGAATCGGTTGTTGCCCACGGCATCGTGGTGGCAGGAGCAACTGGCGGGCCTGTGAAAAATCCGGCGCTCACTGCCGCTAACGAAGCGATGCGCCAGATGGTCACCTTCGGTTCGATGCTGGGCCTGGACCCGGCCAGCCGCACGCGGATCATCGGCGGCAACAAGCAGAAATCCACCAACGAGTTTGCAGCCCTACTGAGTTCCTGATGGCCAGAGCCAAGTACACCAACGTCGACAAGGCGATGGCGTGGGCGAAGTCCGTCCTGAAGGGCAAGTTTCCTGCTTGCCGCTTCATCCACCAGGCGATCGAGCGCCACTTCGATGACGTAGCCTCCAGCCGCTCCAAGGACTACCCGTACAAGTTCGACCCGGCCAAGGCCGAGAAGAAGCTGCGCCTCATGCAGCTGCTGCCCCACACCAAGGGCGAATGGGCGTTCAAGCGGCAGCTGATCACGCTTGAGCCGTGGCAGCTTTTCGGCCTGGCCTGCACGTTTGGCTGGGTCAGGAAGAAGGGCGGGTACCGGCGCTTCCGCGAAAGCTACTGGGAGGTGCCGCGCAAGAACGGCAAATCTGTGATCGCCGCCGGCGTCGGCATCAGCATGTTCACCGCCGACAACGAATTCGGCGCTGAGGTCTACTCCGGTGCGACCACCGAGAAGCAGGCGTGGGAGGTGTTCCGGCCAGCAAGGTTGATGGTCAGCCGGTCGCCCATGCTGATCGAGGCGGCGGGAATCGAGGTCAACGCTTCGAACCTGAACATCCCGTCGAACGGCAGCCGCTTCGAGCCACTGATCGGCAACCCTGGTGATGGTGCTTCGCCGTCCTGCGCGATTATCGACGAATATCATGAGCACGACAGCGCGGCCCAGTACGACACGATGCTCACCGGCATGGGTGCACGCCGGCAGCCGTTGATGTTCATCATCACCACCGCCGGCGCGAACATTGAGGGGCCGTGCTACGACAAGCGCCGCCAGGTCATCGAGATGCTGAATGGCACTGTCCCTGACGACGAGCTGTTCGGATACATCTGGACCCTGGACGAGGGCGATGACTGGACCGATCCGAAGAACCTGGCCAAGGCCAACCCCTGCATGGGCGTGTCCGTGTTTCAGGAGTACCTGGAGAGCCAGCTGGCCCGGGCGATCCGGTCGGCGCGCTTCACCAACACGTTCAAGACCAAGCACTTGAACCTGTGGGTGAGCGCCAAGTCCGGCTTCTTCAACATGGAAAGCTGGAAGGCCTGCGAGGACAAGACGCTCACCCTTGAGAAGTTCGAGGGACAGGAGTGGATTGCTGGCTTCGACCTGGCGCGCAAGCTGGACATGAACTCCAGGGCCCGGCTGTTCTGGCGCGAGATCGACGGGAAGACCCACTACTACAGCGTGGCTCCAGCGTTCTGGGTTCCGGAAGACACGGCTAACGATGTGGACAACAAGCGTATGGCCGAGCGCTTCCAGGCCTGGGTCAACACCGGTCACCTGACCACAACGCCAGGTGCTGAGGTTGACTATCGCGAAATCCTCGAGGACACCAAGGAAGCCAACAAGCTGGCACCGATCAGGGAGAGCCCGATCGACCCACATGGCGCCACTGGCCTGAGCCATGACCTGGACGACGAGGGTTTCAACCCGATCACCATCACCCAAAACTACACCAACATGTCCGACGGTATGAAGGAACTGGAGGCCGCAATCGAGGCGGGCAGGTTCCATCACGACGGCAATCCGATCATGACCTGGTGTATTGGCAACGTTATCGGCAAGAACCTGCCGGGCAACGATGACGTGGTGCGACCGATCAAGCAGGGCGACGACAACAAGATCGATGGCGCTGTAGCGCTGATCATGACGATAGGCCGGGTGCTCGCGAACGCGGATACCCAAGGCTCTGTCGACGACTTCCTTTCCAGACCGATGAGCATGTAATGGCAGACACCGACTACAGCATTGATCTGCGCACGCGCAGTCCCTTCTGGGCGCGCATGGCAAGCTTCTTTGTCGGCGGCCGCCTGGTCACCCCCGAGAAGGGGTCGCAAACCGGGCCAGTCTCGGCATCTGGAGTGGTAGGCGATTCGGTTGTTAATGACGAGCGATCGTTGCAAATTTCTACGGTTTTCGCCTGCGTGAGGCTGATTTCAAGCGTGACGGCCTGCATGCCATTGGATGTTTTCGAAACAAAGGGTGACGACAGGAAGAAGGTGGGCTTGGACAATCCATTGGCTCGGTTGCTTCGATACAGCCCAAACCAGTTCATGACAGCCTTCGACTTTCGCGTATCGATGACCATGCAGCTTTGTTACTACGGCAACGCCTATGCATTGATCGAGCGTAACAGCGCTGGCGACGTTATCAGTCTTGTCCCGCTGATGTCGGTAAACATGGATGTGAGGCTCGAAGGCAAGCGGGTTATTTATCGATACCGCAGGGACAGCGAGTATGCCGACTTCAAGCAGAGCGAAATCTTCCACCTCAAGGGCTTTGGGTTCAACGGCCTTGTTGGGCTGTCGCCCATAGCCTTTGCAGCCAAGACGGCTGGCGTTGCTGTTGCAATGGAGGATCAGCAGCGCGACTTTTATGCGAACGGTGCGAAGTCTCCCCAGTTGCTGATGACTGGTGATGGCAAGGTTCTGAATAAAGATCAGCGGGCCCAGGTTGAAGAGAACTTCAAGGAGATCTCTGGCGGTCCTGTGAAAAAGCGTCTTTGGATCTTGGAAGGCGGATTTACCACTCAGGCCATCGGCGTAAGTCCGCAAGACGCTGAGACTATGGCGGCAAGGAAGTTCCAGGTCAGTGAATTGGCTAGGTTCTTCGGTGTTCCGCCGCACCTGGTGGGCGATGTCGAAAAATCCACCAGCTGGGGTTCAGGCATTGAGCAGCAAAACCTTGGCTTTCTTCAGTACAGCCTCGATGCGTACTTGGAGATATGGGAGGGGTGCATCTTGCGTTGGCTTGTGAAACCTTCCGATCTTGGTCGACTCCACGCCGAACATAACCGTGACGGGCTGCTCAGCGGCGACTCAACGGCCCGGGCGAACTACATGAAAACCCTTGTCGACACTGGCCTTCTCACAATCAACGAGGGCCGGCGAGTAAACAATCGGCCGCCTGTCGAGGGCGGTGATGTGGCGACCCGGCAGTCGCAGAACGTGCCGCTTACTCAACTTGGCCAAACAAACCCCGCACCCAGCGGGGTTTAGTTTTTCTGGAGGCTGTAAATGCCCAGCATTTGTAAAACCCTGGCTTTTGACCAGGCCGCTATCAAGTTCGCTAGCGGTGGTGCCCAAGGTGTATTCGAGGGATATGCCAGCGTTTTCGGTGTCGTCGATAGCGATGGCGACATCATTGAGCCTGGCGCCTTCGCTCAGGCATTGAAGACCCAGTCCCGCGCCGTGGCCATGTTCTTCAATCACCGCCGCAACGAAATCCCGGTGGGCAAGTGGCTCAATCTCTCCGAGGACAGCACCGGTCTTCATGTTCGCGGCGAGCTCACCCCAGGCAACCCACAGTCCGAAGCGCTCAAGGCCGCGATGATTCACGGCACCGTTGGTGGTATGTCCGTCGGGTTCAGCGCGGCGAAGAATGACGTAACGCCGATTGCCACCGGCTACTCGTTCCGCAATGTCACGCGATTGAGTGAGATCAGCGTGTGCACCTTTCCGGCCAATGAAGCGGCCACTGTCTCCACGCTCAAGAGCATGGAGGCCATTGAAAGCATCCGCGACGCGGAGAGCTGGCTGAGGGAATCCGCCGGCCTCTCCAAGTCCGAAGCGCAGGCGTTGATCGCCCGCATCAAGTCCGCGGTTCGGAGCGAGTCCGAAAGCGGCGACCCCACTGAAATCGCCGCGCTCTTGGAGCGCCTGAAAACCTTCCCCCAAATCTGAACCGAGGATTCACCCATGTCCGAACTGGCCCAAATCCAGAAGGCGATCGAGACTGCGCAGACCCGCATGCAGGAGCTGTTCGACGCCCAGAAAACCGAGATTCAACAGAATGGCGAGGTCAGCAAGAAGCTGCAGAGCGACCTGACCACCGTTCAGGACGAGCTCAAGACCGCCGGCACGCGGTTGTTCGATATCGAGCAGAAGCTGGCTGGCGGCGCCGTCGATGATCCATCCACCAAGAAGAGCTTCGCGGCCCAGACGGCTGAAGACCTGAAAAAGTCCTGGGATGGTAAATCCTCGGGCAAGGTGGATGTGAAGAGTTTCGACAAGCAGCTGGGCAGCGGTGCTGCTTCTGCCGGTGCGCTGATCCAGCCGCAGGTGAACCCTGGCATCTTGATGCCAGGTCTCCGCCGCCTGACCATCCGAGACCTACTCGCTCAAGGTCGTATCAGTTCGAACTCGCTGGAATACGTTCGTGAGAACGTTTTCACCAACAGCGCTGCGCCGGTGGCCGAAGGCAACCTGAAGCCTGAGTCCAACCTGACCTTCACCAAGGAAACGGCGAACGTCAAAACCATCGCTCACTGGATCCAGGCATCCCGCCAGGTGATGGACGATGCGCCGATGCTCGAGTCCTACGTGAACAACCGCCTGCTGTTCGGCCTGGCCCTGGTTGAAGAAGGGCAACTGCTGAATGGCGATGGTACCGGTGACAACCTCACCGGCCTGAACAAAGTCGCCACCGCCTACGACACTGCACTGAACGCCACCGGCGACACCCGCGCGGACCAGATCGCTCACGCCATCTTCCAGACCAGCGAGTCGGAGTTCGAGGCCTCCGGAATCATCCTGAACCCCCGCGACTGGCACGCCATCGCATTGCTGAAGGATGCTGAAGGCCGCTACATCTTCGGCGGTCCGGCGGCGTTCGCAGCGAAGGTCATGTGGGGGCTGCCGGTCGTGGCCACCAAGGCACAAGCACTCGGCACTTTCACCGTCGGCGGCTTCGACCTGGCTTCCCAAGTATGGGATCGCATGGATGCCACCGTTGAGATCAGCCGCGAAGACCGTGACAACTTCGTGAAGAACATGCTGACCATCCTGTGTGAAGAGCGCCTGGCGCTGGCCCACTACCGCACCAGCGCGATCATCAAGGGCACCTTCACCGTGCCAACCCCTTAACCCAGCCAAGGGCCGGGGCAGGCAACTGCCCCGCTTTGATCATGAAGAAAATTCGCGCACTGCGTCAGTTCTCGCACTACCACGCCGGTAACTTCGATCAGCACGAAACCCGTACTGTGTTGGACGAGTATGCAGAAGCTCTGATCGGGATGGGGCTTGCCGAGGAAGTGCTCGACCCCGAGCATTTGCCAGAGCCAGAGCCAGAGCCAGAGCCAGAGCCAGAGCCAGAGCCAGAGCCAGAGCCAGAGCCAGAGCCAGAGCCAGAGCCAGAGCCAGAGCCAGAG